TCAAAACCTATACGTAACACAAGAGGCTAATAACTCCTCAGCTACTGCTACATCAACAGCTAACAGTGCACTTACTGCTTCAGCTAGCGCAACAGCAACGGCTAACAGTGCAGTGAGTACGGCTAACAGTGCAGTGAGTACTGCTAATAGTGCAGTTAGTACCGCCAACAGTGCAGTTAGCACAGCCAATAGTGCAGTGAGTACAGCTAATGCTGCTTCTGCTTCTGCTGCTAGTGCTGTATCTACAGCTAACACGGCTAATGCTAACGCTACTGCTGCACTTAACGCTGCTGCTGAGGCTCTTGCTTATGTCATTGTAGCTAACGTAGCTGCTATTCCTGCTTCACCAGTTAATGGAGATGCAGTGCGTGTTACTGACTCTACAGGCATCCAAAGCTTTACACCACTAACTGGTGTTCCTGTTGGATTCATTGGTGACCCTGGTCTTACTGTTGAGATCTACTATAGTAGCTCTACATCTAGTTGGGTGTGGGTACGTTACTACGCAACAGATCCTGAGAGCCGGTACGCATCCTCGGCTGATCTATCACAAGCCCAAGCCGACATCCTTGGTCTTGATACCCAGAAGCTTGACGTAACAACGGCAGCTTCCACCTACCAGCCCATCTCGGGCATGTCGTCGTACCTGACGACCTCTACCGCCTCCAGCACTTACCAGACCCAAGCTGCGATGAGCGGCTACCTGACAACAGGCGCCATCGGCACCACGGTCCAGTCCTACGACGCGGACACCGTTAAGACCGACGTTATCCCCACCTTCACTGTTGCTACCCGCAGCACTGAACGGACCATCACGGCAGGGGCCTTTGACCTCAGTACCGGCAACCTGTGGACCTGTGGAGCCATCACGGTTCCTAACCCCACCAACGCTGTAGCCGGTCAGACCGGGGCTATCCGCATCACGGCTGGTCCTGTGGTGTGGTCGTCCAACTTTAAATTCCCTGGAGGCACAGCACCGACCATTGCGACGTTCCCAGCGGTTATCCCGTATTACGTCTCGGGAAGTTCAACCATCCTGATGGGCAATGCAGTTGCGGGGATTGCGTGATGAATAACGGCGAACAGTTCTTTAATACGGCAGCTGGTGGATACAGCATCTCACGTTCGCTGAGATTCAACAGTAGTGACAGTGCCTACTTGTCCAGAACAGCGGGATCTCCTACTTCTTCCGGCACATGGACTTTCAGCGTCTGGATCAAAAGATCAACTCTAGGCGCAGACACAGCAATCATTGGAGGTAGGACTGGCGGCACCGCTAGCCAGATATATTTCAAATCTGATAATACTCTTCGATGGTTTGAGAACGGCGCTGACTTCAGCACAACCGCTGTTTTCAGGGATGTCTCTTCTTGGTATCACTTTGTGTTTACCAAAAGTGGATCAACGTCATGCACCATTTATGTCAATGGTGTTCAGCTTCAGCAAAACGCCACAAGCATTCCCTCGACGTCACCATTTAATACAAACGGCGCAGAGCTGTTTATTGGGGCCGTTGGCCTTCTACCTTCGGGTATATCCTTCTATGCAGGGCACTACTTTGCTGATGCTTTTTTCATCGACGGTCAAGCGTTAGACCCCACCAGCTTCGGTGAGTTCGACGCCACCACCGGCGTGTGGATGCCCAAGGCGTACACAGGAACCTATGGCACCAACGGTTTCAAACTCAACTTCTCCGACAACAGCACCACCGCCGCATTAGGGACGGACTCTTCTGGGCGAGGGAACACGTGGAATGTCAACAACATTTCGGTCACCGCTGGTGCAGGCAACGACAGCCTCGTAGACGTTCCCACTAATGGCAGCGAGGTTGATACGGGAAGTGGGGGGCAGGTAAGGGGAAATTATGCGACACTGAATCCACTGGATTGGTTTGTATCCTCTGGCACTCTCTCCGAAGGAAATCTTAAGTGGGTTTCTCAGACTACTGGCGACTTTGCTAACCGTGCAACAATCGCAGTTAGAACGGGGAAGTGGTATTGGGAAATTACCGCTGACAGCGTTGGGGCTGGAGGATGCCAAGTGGGAATTGCAAAGACTTCAACGTATTCACAGTCATCCGGCCTCGCTCTTTACCAGGCGAACAACGGGAACAAGGTCATTGACAACTCATCAACAAGCTATGGAGCAACTTGGGTTACGGGTGATGTAATCGGTGTTGCCTACGATGCGGACGCTGGAAAGATTACTTTCTACAAGAACAATTCTTCGCAGGGAGAAATTACATTGTCTGGCTACGCGGGGATAGATGTCTCTCCCGTCGTCTGGGATGCTTCAAGCCTTGCATTCACACTTACACTCAACTTCGGCCAACGCCCCTTCGCCTACACCGCCCCCAGCGGCTTCAAGGCGCTCAATACCAGTTCGTTACCAGCCCCAGTAGTCACAAAGCCTTCCACGGTGATGGGTGTATTAACGATTACGGGTGCCAATCAAGCGTATACAGGTCTCAACTTCTCGCCCGATTTCTTGTGGTTCAAGCGTAGAGACAACATTGAGTTTCACTATTTGTTTGACGCTGTTCGCGGAGGCGCTTCGATTCTTCGGTCAAACTTGACTGATGCGGAAAGCACGGGCACTACATACATAAGTAGCTTTGGCGCCAACGGTTTTACAACAACCAACAACATTCTGAGCGCAGGAGCATCTTACGTCGCCTGGACCTGGGACGCCGGCAGCTCCACCGTCACGAACACACAAGGCTCCATCTCTAGTCAGGTGAGGGCTAATGCGAGTGCGGGGTTCTCGGTGGTTACTTGGACGGGAGGTGGCGTAGACGGATCAGTAGGTCATGGGCTTGGAGTTGCTCCGGTCATTTATTTTGTCAAGAATCGCTCTGCATCAAGCAACTGGGCATTTGCTTACACCATTGTTGATGGCAGCCTAGATTTCATGTATCTGAACCTAACCAATGCTGCTGGCAATGCGAGTCAATCAGTTCCAACATCAACAGTTATAAATCTGCAGCAATCTGCTGGAGAGACAACAAGCGGCAATAACTATGTAATATACGCCTTCGCCCCAGTCGCGGGCTACAGCGCCTTCGGTTCCTACACCGGCAACGGCAGCGCGGATGGGCCGTTTGTGTTCACGGGAATGCGCCCGAGGTGGATCATGGTCAAAATGTCCAGTGCATCTGGGGAAGGATGGGCTATCCAAGATTCTACTCGTTTTAACAATAATCCAGCCAGCGACATTCTTGCCGCTAACAGCAATGGCAGTGAGACTGGATTTGGTGGCGGATTTCGAGTTGACCTGCTGTCAAACGGATTCAAGCTAAGAAGCACTCAATCGGCTCACAACGCTTCCGGCGTCACCTACATCTACGCCGCCTTCGCCGAGGCGCCCTTCCAATACGCCCGCGCTCGCTAATACTAACTATGTTTTTACTAAATGGAAAGCCCATCTCATTGGATGCGGCATTTACAACTGAAGATGGTACACAGTACCCAGCTAACTGGTTGAGACTGGCTACGGTAGAGGATCGTGAGGCTATTGGTATTACCGAAGTTCCTGACCCCATTCCCGTAGATCAACGCTTCTACTGGGATACGGGGATCCCTAAGGATCACGCTCAACTCGTGGAGCAATGGACCGCTCAAGTTAAAGCTACTGCTGGCTCCCTTCTTTCCCAGACTGACTGGTATATCACCCGTGCTTCTGAGACAGGCCTAGCAGCCCCTCAGAGCGTACTTGAGAGGCGTTCCTTGATACGTGTCATGAGTAACGATAAGGAGGGCTTCCTGAGCCTTACAGAGACCACTGAGCAACTTGCTGCTTATGTGACCAGTGAGGCATTCAATAACTGGGAGAGTGGTGCTTCTATTGACGGCGCTACTGATGGCAATGACACCCTATCACTGTAACTACAATGATCACCTTTCTTGGAATTAAAGTGTCTTATGAGACGCTTGCTTTTTTTATTCTCTTTATCACGTCCGAGTATCTCGGCATGACTAAAAAGCGTCGATCCAATAGCGTTACTCAAGCTATCTCTATGGCTGCTGCTTACTTTGGTAAGACACGTACTGAGGACGATGCAGTTCGTCGTATTCGTCGTACCTTTAGAGGCAAACGGTAGATGCTTAAACGTTGCACAAAGTGCGGTAAAGAAAAAGATTTAAGCAGTTTTCCTAATGAGCGCCGTAGCTCTGATGGTGTAACGGCAAGATGCAAGTCTTGCACAAGTCAATACCAAAAAGAATGGTCGGCGCGTAAAGGTGGTTCCATGTACTATCGAACAGTTCGGTACGGTATGTCACCGGAAGAATACGAAGAGCTGCTAGATGAGCAACTTGGTTGTTGCGCTGCCTGCGGCTCTTCAGACCCTAAACGAAAAGCTGGTTTTGTAATTGACCATGACCACGCCACGGGTCTCGTACGTGGACTGTTGTGTCATAACTGCAACATCGGGATAGGTTTACTTGGTGATTCTATATCTGGCTTAAGTCATGCTCTAAATTATCTTCGCAGACACTATGACAATACTTAAGGTCGTTCAATACTACCCTCAGCTCGACTCAGCCACAGCTCACGGAGATCGCATGTGTTGGAGTTCTACGTGTGCTATGGCTATCAAGTATCTCCGACCTGACGCATTAAAAGGTAGTAATGCAGATGATAATTACCTCCGTACAGTCCTGAAGTATGGAGATACTACATCCTCTACTAGTCAAGTTAAAGCCTGTCAGCAGTATGGTGTCTTTGCTACCTTCTACCAAAAAGGTACTAAGCAAGCACTAATCAACGAACTAAAGGCAGGTTATCCAGTTGCTACTGGCATCCTACATAAAGGTCATGCATCAAACCCTGTTGGTGGTGGTCATTGGATGCTACTTATTGGTGATGATGGAGAACACGGTATCTTCCACGATCCATACGGTGAGATGGATAATGTCAATGGTGGTTACGTCACTATTGGCAGTGGTGGTAAGGATGTCAAGTACACCTGGCGTAACTGGTTAAAGCGTTGGGAAGTAGAAGGTAAAGGCACTGGCTGGTTCATGACCTTCAGGCCAACCAATACTCCACAACCCGTAGCTACCGTTGCTAACACTTGGGAGGGAGTTATTACTGCAGCCTCTAAGGCAGGTGCTAAGTTCCCACAAGTAGTAGCTGCACAATGGGCTTTAGAGAGTGGTTGGGGTAAGCACACCTCTGGAACTCATAACTACTTTGGTCTTAAGGGATCAGGTACTGACCACGAAACTAAAGAGTTCATCGATGGTAAATGGATTACCATTACGGCAGGTTTCCTTAACTTCCCTGATTTACAGTCTTGTGTATCATACTTAGTACAACGCTGGTACAAGGACTACAAAAACTATAAAGGAGTTAACCGTGCATCTTCTGTGGAGGAGTGCTGTAAACTTTTAGTTAAAGAAAGGTACGCTACTGATCCCGATTATAGCACTAAACTGATTAACATCATTAACCAAAAGAAATGATTGAAGCCCTTATTACAGGCGTTGCGTCTTTAGTTATTGGGGTCAGTGGTGGCATTGCCGCAATTCACAGCAGATCTAATTCACGTATGGATCAAATCGACAAACGTATCGATGGTATTGAGCTTAGATTTGCTGAGAAGTATGTACCACGGCAAGAACTAGCAACTGCTTTACAAAAGATGGAGGATCATATGATTCGCATCGAAAATAAATTAGATCAGATTGTACTGAGAAATGGCTAACAAAAAAGCAACGGAGGACATGTTTAATGAACTCCATAACATGGTTACCCAAGAGCTACTTAATCGGATTAAATCCGGTGAAGCTAGTACTGCTGATCTAAAAGCAGCTTGTGACTGGCTTGCTAAAAATGACATCAGTGGTGTCGCCTATGACGGCAACCCTTTAGATAAACTTGCCACCATTTTACCCAAGGTTGACCCTGAACTTATCCAAAAGAGGTTATATGGCAAGTCGCACATCTAGCTACTACAAGAATAACCCTAAAGCTAAGGCTAAGCGTCTTAAGCAACAAGCTGAATACAACAGAACTAAAGAAGGTCTCAAGATCCGTACTAATGCCAATAAGTTAAACCGTAAGCTGGGTACTTATGGTAATGGTGATGGTATGGATGCTTCCCATACAGGTCCCAATAAAGGAAAACTAGAGTCCCCTAAAGCTAACCGTACACGTCCCCGTAAGGGTAAAAAGTATGGCTGATCCACTCCCAATCTAATGATGTGACACCGCTACTCCCTAGTCCTGATCACTACCTCCACAACCTAATAACGATGACAAGCTCTGAAGCAAAAAGGCTACACCGTCGTGCAATTAAGGAATACTTTAATTGTCAATGCGTATACTGCGGAGAAACTTATGAACTACATGAACTTACACTTGACCACGTTCGCCCTAAGTGTCTTGGTGGCGAAGACCTTACTTCAAATTTGGTACCCAGCTGTAGGAAATGCAATCAGGCTAAAGGAAGTAGCAATTGGCTACAATGGATGAGGGATACGTTTGGTATCACCAATAGAGAAAATTTAATCTTATCACACATTCGCTAATTATGGACAATAACAAAATGCCCAAACCGGGTCGCAAAAAGACAAACCGTGGTTCTGTTGTTGAGCGTGTCAAAGAAGATGTAGCTCGTATGGAAGCTGCTTCAATGAGTCGCCGTCAAGGTCGTAGCAACCTTACATCCAAGGATCTTGAAGGTAAGGCTAAAGGTGGCTCGGCTACCGTCAAAGATGCTCCTAACGGCAAAGAATATATGGGACCTGCCTTTGGCGAATACAAGGCTAAAAAGAAAGAGGATCAACCTAAAGCAAAGACTAAGACTCGTCAGAATCGCGGTGCTGGTCGTGAAGACATGATGAGTCGTGAGCGGCAGCGAATGATTATGGAACGTGAGGAGCGTAAGCGTAAGAATGCTCAAGACAAGGGCGGGTCTAATGTTGTTGGGAGCTGATTATGGCTCCACAAAATAAACCGCGTAAACATGGTGATTTAGATGTTCAAGCACAGGAAGCGTTTTATCAACGATCTAGTGGTCCAGTAATAGGTCAACGTCCTGTAGATCAGTCTCCTAAAAAATTAGCTGCATTACAGCACATTGGAGCCATACCTGATCGCTATACTAGCTGGGAACAGATTAATGATGAGTTTCGCTACAACGTTGAAGTACTCGGGCTTACAGAACAACAGACTAGAGATAAACTTAATCTAAACGTTAAGAACACTAACGGTAAATACTATTTTTCTAAGTATGAACGTTATGGTGCTGGTAACTACATTAATTTTAGGGAAATCTCAACTGATCTTCAACCAGAAACTATTGCAGATTTATTGCAAATTAACAAAATGGTTGAAAGGGCTCAAGGTCCTAGATTGAAAAGCCCCGAACAAATGTTGGAAGATGCAGTATTTGCTGAAGAAGATGAGTGGGGTGATCGTCCAAAAAATAAACACAATAAAAATATTGTTAGTAGTAAGGAAAGAGCTAATGCTACTAGAGATGCTATTAGAGAAAGGTTAGGTGGTCCTCCAAAGGGTAGCCCTGATGTATATGATAGGGGCAAACAGGTTCACCGTGGTCACGGATTTGCCGCTTCTAAATCTAATGCAGGGTTAGCTGCTGATAATATATGGGATGAGGTTGGCTCTTACAATGTATATGGTCATGCTGGAAAATCTAATAATCCTAGGATTCATCCAGACATTCTATTTGAAGTTAACGCTCCTCCTACTGCAGAATTTGCTGCTTGGTATCGGGACCCGGAGTTAAGAAAGCAACGGTTATATCCCGGAGTGCCTGATCAATTAATGATGGCTGCCGATGAATATGGTTCAGAGATATACGGTAGTCGTGGATCAGGTAGAAAAAAAACCTATACTGTAGGACCTGCTACTACTAGGGGTGGTGTAATTAACACACCTCCAGAAACTGTACCGGCTAAAGCTGATAAGCTGTTTCAAATAAGTTCTCAATTGGCTGCAGAACAAGTTAATAGAGATATCGAAGCTGGTAAGGTTTCTTTTCCATATGAAAGGGGAAATGAAGCTAGTAAAAAGAAGGCAGGCGAAGCTAGGGCTAAGTATACTGAAACTGTTAGGCAGTCTATTGCTAAACCTTACTTGGATCAACAGTCAATAAACCTTGATCCTACATCATCTCCTAACACTCCTATCACTAAAAGCACTTATCAGTTTACTGAAAAAGATTTTACACCACTTCAATGGAAAGAGTTTACAGCTGGTGGTGGTAATGCTGCTATTGCTCAAGGTAAAAAGGTAACTGAGATTATAGATAAAGGAAGAATAGCTAGGAGAAATCCTAATTTAATGCCTACTACCCCTACTAGGGTCATTCCTAGTAGACTAGATAAAGGATTGAGCGGGGCTGGTCCTATTCAGACTCGCCCGTCACCAAGTCAGATAGCTGCATCTATTGCAACTCGTGAACCACTCCCTACCCCTAAACCTGCACCTCCTAAGCAGATTCGCACTGAAGCTGAGCTTGATCGTATCTTTGCAAACATTGTAGAGGCGCCTAAAATTCCACCGGTTTCTGGTAACTTTATACCTAGAGGTCCAGTTAATATCACACCTACTGATAGGGAAAGAGCTTTGGCTGCTGAGAGAGCTAATGCAGGTAAAACTAAAGCTATGTCGGCTGGTAAAACAGGGTATCCAGTTGAATATGGAGCTAATCTACCAATCCCAATACCAACAGGATCTCAACTCAAACAATTGGCTCCAGGCATCAAAGGTCAACTACCATTTGCTGCTAGTTCTGCGATTGAACCTCTACAAAGAGGTGAACCTACTAGGGCCTTAGAGGAAGTAGCTAAAGGCACAGCTATTGGTATGGCTATAGATCCAATAGTTAAACCTATTATGAGCAGGTTAATCCCTGCTGTTGGTTCTGTTGCTGCAGCTGCTCCTATGGCTACTACGGCTGCTGCTGCAGTTGCTAGTGAATTGGCAGCACCTAGAGCAGCGCAAGGTGGGCCAGAACGTGTCACAGTTAATGGGACACCTTATTGGCTGGATAAAAAAGCTAATAAAGTTTATACTAACGAAGGCCGTCCTACTAGTTTTGGTGTCGATATCAAAGGGGGTAAACCGCAGTTAGTACCACGCGGTCAAGGTACTGCTTCTAAAAAAGCTGAGGCTGATCCAATTAGACAAGCTATGCGTGGTAATTTAATGCCAGCTTTGAATATGCTGAATCCTATGTCTCAACTGCTACGTTTCTCTAATAGCGCAATGAAGACTATACATGGTGAGGTGTAATGGCAGAGTCTAAAAAGAAAAAACAAAAAGAAGAAACAAACCCACTCCTTGAACTAATTCGTAAAATTAAAATTGCTTATGCTATTGGTAAAGATCCAGTAGCTAGCGCTATGGCTAGTCGTGCATTCACACCAGCTAAAAACGCAGCATTGAATTACGGTAAGATACTGGGTTCTTCATATGACCCAAAGATGCGTATTAGGCCAAACGATCCTCAACAGAAACTGCGTGCTAGTAACATGCGAATTGGTGAAATAGAACGTCTTACTAATCTATTTGGCGGAGTCCGAACTAAGTTAGCTGATTAAACGCTCATCATTGGTGCCTAGAAGCCTCTACAAGGGGCCTCTAGGTGCTTTTACATACATTCTACCATATGACTAAATCGAACGACGTTGTAGGGGCTCTTAAAGCTGACTTTAAATTATTCCTGCAAGCGCTGTGGGGACAACTAGACTTACCATCACCAACGCGAGCACAATACGCTATTGCTGATTACCTACAACACGGTCCTAAACGACTACAGATCCAAGCCTTCCGAGGAGTCGGTAAAAGTTGGATCACAGGAGCGTTTGTGTTGTGGACACTTTTCAATGATGCTGAGAAAAAGATCATGATTATTTCAGCCTCTAAGGAGCGTGCTGATAACATGTCTATCTTCTTACAGAAGCTAATCATTGAAACACCATGGTTAGTGCACCTAAGACCAAAGAGTGATGATAGTCGTTGGAGTCGTATTAGCTTTGATGTGAACTGTTCTCCTCACCAAGCACCATCAGTAAAGAGTGTTGGTATCACAGGTCAGCTTACTGGTTCTCGTGCAGACCTGATGATTCTTGATGACATCGAAGTTCCAGGTAACTCGATGACTGAGATGATGCGAGAGAAGCTACTGCAACTCTGTACTGAAGCTGAGTCCATTCTAACTCCTAAAAAAGATAGTCGTATCATGTACCTGGGTACACCACAGACTACCTTTACCATCTACCGTAAGTTAGCTGAACGTAACTACCGTCCGTTTGTGTGGCCATCTAGGTACCCACGTAAGGACAAACTATCACAATACGAAAATCTATTAGCCCCTCAGATCCTAGAAGACATAGAGATGGGTGTAGAGGAGTGGTCTCCTACTGATTCTGATCGTTTCTCCAGTGATGACTTGTTGGAGCGTGAAGGTGCTATGGGACGTAGTAACTTTATGCTACAGTTCCAACTTGATACAACCCTAAGTGATGCTGAGAAGTTCCCACTTAAGTTCTCTGACTTAGTGGTAACAAGTGTTAACCCAACACAAGCACCTGATGCTGTAGTGTGGTGTAGTGATCCACGTAACTGCCTGAAGGATCTTCCTACAGTAGGCCTACCAGGTGATTATTTCTACTCACCAATGCAGTTACAAGGTGAGTGGGGACCATACACAGAAACTATATGCTCAGTTGACCCCAGTGGTAGGGGTACAGATGAGACAGCAGCTACATACATCTCACAAAAGAATGGCTTTCTCTACGTTCACGAAATACGAGCTTATCGCGACGGTTATAGCGACAGTACACTTCTTGACATCTTGCGTGGGTGTAAGCGGTACAATGTTACTAAACTACTCATCGAAACAAACTTCGGAGACGGTATCGTCGCAGAACTGTTTAAGAAACACCTCCAACAGACCAAACAAGCAATAGATGTTGAAGAGGTGCGAGCTAATGTACGTAAAGAAGACCGTATCATTGATGCTTTAGAACCTGTCCTCAATCAACACAGACTTATTATGGATAGGTCAGTTGTAGAGTGGGACTATAACTCTAATAAAGAAGCAGCACCTGAGGAACGGTTACTATATATGCTCTTCTACCAAATGTCTAGGATGTGTCGTGAAAAAGGTGCAGTTAAACACGACGACAGATTAGACTCACTGGCTCAAGGTGTTAAATACTTCACAGATGCTATGTCTATTAGTGCTTATGAAGCTGTTAAGATGCGTAAGCAAGAGGAGTGGAACGACATACTAGAAACATTTATTGATGATCCTATAGCTGCTACAAATCACCTTGTTATGGGTATGAATTTGGAACAAAGACGCAAGGCTAGAGGTAAGACAAAAAATGTAGTACCTACATGGATTTAGTGTGACAGTTAGGGTAACCGTCTACTGCTGTAATCTATTGCGCTGGAATCGATCTTGAGATCCCACCCGTTAAGCGGGAGCTGAAGGGTGGATCAGACCCCGTGAATGGAGGAAGACATGTCTTTATCAAGACACATCTTCCTCTTTATTAATGTCCCTGGGAAAGGACATTCTGTAAGAACTACTAAATCCCAAAGACACAAACTTCCACTAACTAATACTGAATCTTGGAGTACTGATTCTCCCAATCCTTCTGAATCCTGTCACTACCTATTCTACTGTATACACTATGAGTAGAACATATCGTAAACAACCTACCAATGTATTTAGACAAGTACGTACTTATAGTGAGTTAAAACAGAAGTACTTCGATGATGAGAATTATACTGTATCTACTCGTCATCGGTATGTCCCATCTAGTTATGATGACATACGCCCATCAGCTTACAATCAATTAGACCACCACCAATGACTCATACCGCCACCCTGGTACACATCACTCCTAATGCTGAAGAGCTTATAGCTTATATGGCAAGGGTAAGCAATCCAGCTAATCAAAACAACACTGAGACCAGTGCTAAGTTAATTAAGTATCTCGTTGACCATCACCATTGGTCACCCTTTGAGATGGTTAATATGTGTGTAGAGATTAATACAACTCGTAGTATAGCAGCACAGATCCTACGTCATAGGTCCTTTAGCTTTCAGGAGTTTAGTCAACGGTATGCAGAGGTAACAGATAAACCTGTTGTTCCAAAGCTACGGAGGCAGGATACTAAAAACAGACAGAATAGTATTGATGATCTAGATCCTACTGTTGTTAAACGACTGAATCGTAGGATTGAATTTCTATATGAGAATGCTTCGTCTCTTTATAACGATCTAATTGATGCTGGGGTAGCTAAGGAATGTGCCCGTGAAGTACTGCCCCTAGCTACACCTACTCGACTGTACATGAACGGTACTATTCGGTCCTGGATACACTACTGTCAACTGCGTTGCTCTAATGGGACACAACTGGAACATAGGATGATCGCTAACGGTGCCTATAAGCTCCTACAAGAGCATCTCCCTAGTGTCTGTACTGCCTTCACTGTTTGACTGCCAAAGGGGGCGCTCTGGGGGCATTGTAGGGGTCCCTTGAATTTTTGACATAAATTTAACAAGCCTTATATCGCCAGAGGGCCTCGCAATTCCCCCCAGTACCCCCTCCTTATATACAGGGACGCACTGTTGATATCCCGAGCACTGTTTGATTGTTTCTCATCAGGACAGGCTATTGAGAATACCAGTGGCAAGGAGTTGCGATCAAGGACGCACAGCATATGTCCATAGCCGTGTCCAGCGCATCTGCATCAGGCACAGGTACGCAGGACATTGGACAGAGTGTTGGGTACTGGCAGCACTGTTCTCATCTATAGTCACGCCTTATTGAGAATGAGTCGCAATAAGCAATGCTGTATGATACGAATTAATAGCGATACGAATTAGTATCAAGGTGTAGTTAGATATCAAGCGATCTGTCTGCGCAGCTAATAGCAGTATGACGACAGTGCTAATACGTTCTCAGCCACGCCTAGAAGCCTCTCTAAGGCCCCTCTAACAGTTGATAGGTATACTGAGCCCTGTAGTACTATTGAGGCACCTTACAGGCGATTGTTAGCAAGCGGTGCTGAGTGGTTCAAATTTCACACTCACGCAAAGTTACTCTAATCAGACAGCACTGTTCAGTTTGGCACACCCAATATCATTACGGTTCGGATCGATAAGGAACGCTGATAGGGTCAGTTAGGGGGCTACACGGATCCACTGGGTTCTGGGGCTTGACACATCGGCCTAGGGGCTGGTATGTTAGATGAGTCGGTGGGGGAGGCGAGAGGCGCCACACACCAAGCACCTAGACAAGTTAATATGTAGGTCGTCACAAGACGGAACCAGCGGTGCGAGCGATCCCGCGAGTAGTTATAGGTTGCAACCCGACCTGACTACACGACCTAGTTATCATGTATTATGCCGAGCCACAGGCTTTATTTGATCATGGCATTAACTGTTCACAACTACTGGAGTTAACTATGTCTATTACCATTGACCGTAAGGTAGCTGTTGGTCTTCTCAGTAAGGCTGCTACTGGTAATGATCTCTTGGCTGTACTTGAGATGATTACTTCTACCTTTACTGAGCCCACTGCACCTACTAGTGAGGAGATTGAGTTCTGATGCTAGCTCTAACTATTCTAATTGTCGGTACCATTTACGCTATCAAGGAGATCAATGACAACGTTTACCTTTGATGATCTACGTGCTGCTGTGCAAGACTGCACCAGCTATGATTTAGTTCAACGCATGGGTGATGACTATGAAGAGTATGTACTCATTGATGGATGTGGTGACCAAGATGGTGATCCGTTCTATGAATTGGAGGATGTAGAGTCTTTCATTCGTAACAACGATGATGTTGATGCTTACCTCTACAACATTACCAACGTATGACATACACCATCTTTCGCATGGATGATGAGGGCAATCATGTTGCTCTCGAGTCATTCAATACATATAGTGAGGCTGAGATGAACATCAATGCCTACTTCAACATGTATCCTTATGCTTATGTAGACATCCTCGTCTCACCTGAGTAACTTGTCCCTTTCATTCACAATCACGCACCAATTACCTATG